AAGCCGAACGCCCGCGCGACCAGACCGCCGTGCTCACATCGTTATACTTATAGGCAATCTTGGAGTTGCCTGCCTTGAAGTAGTCATACTGGGCCTGGCTGTTCTGTTCGTACTGGTTCGCATAGCTGCGGGTACCCTGGATTTCAAACTCCGCCAGGAGCCACAGATAATCCGTTGTCGCGGTGACCGCTGCGGCCGTGTTAGAGGCGTTGCCGGTGTTGTCCGTGTACTTTGTTACGGATTTCATTACGGCCCTCAAATCGGCCGGAAGCGCCGCCAGAAGGGTGTTTGCCTTCGGGCTGCTGGGGGAGCTGTCTGCGCCAAGAACAGTCTTTCTCATGTGGCAGGAAGCCCAGCCGCCGCTATTCGTATTCGAGGTGTTCATGGTGAATGCGCCGCTGGTGGTAGTCTGGTTGCCGTAGCTGCTATCAGTAATAAAAGCCGTGCTCCGTGCCTTCGTCGTTGAAATTGAGCTGATTGGGAGAGCCGCAGTAATAGGCCGGCGTGTTAGAGACAAGGCGCTGCGGGTGGTGGATGTGGCCGAAACAGGCCAGGTCTACGCCGGTGGCGTCGATGGTGGCGGGAAGGATTACAACGTCCTGGCCGGCCAGGAATGTGCTGCCGTTATCAGCTTCGGCACCGCTGACCGTATAGTGGGCGACCAGAATAGACGGTATCGCCCTGTCGAGCTGCGTTGCCAGCCCCAGCACCACGTCGTTTATGAGCGCGGTCGCGTTTCGGTTCTCGGTTTCCTTATCAATGCCGGGGCAGAAGGTGCGGAGCCGGCCCTTATCAAAGCCGGGGATGCCCATGATCTGGACGGGGCCTCCGGTGGTCTGCAACGTCAGCACCTTCGGTGCCGTGATGATATGGAGGTTCCTGGCGTCCTTCGTAAGCTCCGCCAAAAGCTCGAAGGCGCGGGGGTTATCGTGATTTTCTGTTCCGAACAGCAGCACTACCGCGCTGCTTGCTTCGCAAAGGGGCCGGATAAAATGCGTCACCGCGTCGTTCACGTCCTCAAGGGCCGTATCAGCCCATACGCGAGAGCGGTTAAAAAGATCGCCGGCGATGATTGCGAGGTCGGGCTTCTCTGCCTGGGCGGAGGCTACGATAGCCTCCATACACCGCAAGGTATCAAGCCTGCGGAGGTTCTGGCCGTCTTTCGTCGGCCCTGTCAGGTAGCCGAGGTGTGTATCGGCGGTGTGTAAAACTTTCATAGGTTATCTCCTTTTTCAGCGCCAGCGTCTTGCGGGGTATGGGCCGATGTATCGGGAGAGGTTGTAGATGTATGCGCCGCAGCGGACGCATATATCGTTCTTTCCCCAATATCCGAGCTTCTTCATCCCTCGGACGCTGCCGGTGTAGTGAATAGATGGATGCTGGCCTTTCTGGCCTTCGGTGAGCCTCATGTACCTCAAACAGCTTCCTCCTTTGCAAGCGCGGCCGCAAGCTCCTGGAGCATCTTGTCGATGGCTTCCGCGTCACAAACGAGTTCACGGGTGCTTGGGACACCTTTGACGCCGTTCCGCCTTGCGTCTATCCACATTTCGATGTGTTCGTCGATGTCCCACCCAGCCGCGTATTCCTTGACGTTCTGAATGAAGTCCTTGGAATCTACGCAAATATTGAAATCTTCTCCGGCCGGGGAAAACTTTGCAAGCTCGATTGTTCCGTCGTTATCCTCACGAACCGTCCATTCAAGGCGCTCGCAGATGTCGGAGAGCTTCTTGTCAAGAGCCATATCAGCGTCCTCCGCGCTGCGCGGAACGCGCCTTATCCTGGCAGACCTTGCAGAGGGCGCGGCCGTAGATGCGCTTGCTATACGCAACGATGTCGCTTACCTTCCAGTTCTTCCCCGGGGGAGAGACGATTTTCCGGTGGCAGTCCGCACAGATGTCGTCTTCCGTGCTCTGCGGTTCGCCCCAAGCGCCGCTTGCCGCGCCTTCGTCGCCCCATTCGCCGCCTTCGGGCTCGTCGGGGTCTTCTGCGGGGTCGTACTGGCCTGGCCCTTCGTCGGGATAGGCCGGAATCTGCTCCGCCTTCTGCGGCTGCTGCGGAGCTTCGAGCGCCTGCCGCTGTGCTGCGGGGAGGGGCGTTTCAAAGAGCATCCCCATAGACTGCAAGTAGTTGGCCGCTACGGCGTCTTTAATCTCCGGTGCGTCCAGATTGGGGACGACGCGGGCAACGACAAAGGGCTTCTTGAGGTCTTCGTAGGCATACGTCCCGGCGAGGCCAAGGGCGGCTCTGATTGCTCGCATGAAGGCTTTACTCTCTGCCATCGCTGTGCGGTGCGGGAGGAAGCGCCGGTACTGCTGGCCGTTGGCGCCGTCTTTCATGCCGGCGGCCTCCAGGGTGCAGTCAATTTCCTTCGTGGCCTGGAGGAGCCGGAAGCCGCCGGACGGCTCCGGCACTCTGATCGTGACCGTCACGGCCACGTCATGCACATGGGGGCAATTCCCGCAAGAGCGAGCCTTGCCGGTGGCTCTCGCCATTTCGATGCAACGGTCGCAAGCCTCGGTTCGCCCGGGGGTCGTGGAAACGATGCTGATGTTGGCTGCGGCGGCCAGCTTCATGCCGCCGACCTTCGTGATCGCATAGGCGCTGCTGGATTTCTCATAGTAGATGTCCTTGCTTGGGCCGTTGTTGGAGCTGTTCTGCCGGACGTCAAGCTGCACTTCCGAAACGGTGATACGCTGGAGGTTGCTGGCGACCTGCATGGTCGTGACCGGCACGAGGACGTTATATTTTTCGCGGTCGTACTTGTTGAGCTGCACGATAGCGTTGGTGGGGTTCATAGGTTATCCTCCTTCAAAAAGGTCTTGACGCGGGCTGCTGCCCGTGCTATATTGTGACCATAGGTTATTTTCCGAGCGAGCCGCTTCCTGCGCCAACAGGGGCGGCTTTTTCTATGCCTGCGTTCATCCCGACAAGCAGGATGTCCGAGATTGTTTCCTCCAGTTTCCGGAGGAAGGCGAGCGCATTGCCGAAGTCTTCGCGTTCGCTGTCGTCAATCACTCCATCGAAGGCAATCTCCTCCAACTGGTCGGCTACCTCTTGCGCGTCTTCGAGCATCCTGCTCACGCGAAGCGTTGCAAGCGGGAGCGGACGGTCTGTTGCTTTTCGGCCGATGCGCTGCCCTACGGGGCACCCGGCGCAATACTTCACCAGAATAGCGGGGTTCTTGTAGCTCTCCGAATAGAGAACAGCATCACCAGGTTCCATCAGAACCTCTCCGCGCTCATGGCGTCCGATTGTCTCCTGCGAATATGGTACTTTGGTCGTTGCTGTGCCTCTGCTGGCATATCCGGCCTTCAAACGTGCCTCGCGGAGATAATCGGGCGCGTTTTTTGTTGCCGTATCTGACATTCTGTGAGCCTCCTTTCCATGGTATCATTTGTTTGTCAGCAAGGGGAATCGCCTCCGGCGGCCTTGCTGATGGCCTTCAAGACACAGCGAGCCGCGTACTCAGCATTTTGGGTGAGCTGGCGTTGCCATGCACCATAGCGAGGCGACCAGCGGAAGCCGTTGGATTTAAGGACGCTGCGGGTCTCCTCGTCGGGCTTCTCGTCGAAGATGATTTGGAGCCGGTCGGCCTCCAGGTTGCGGACGATCTCGCCGCCGTCGAACTTCTCGTTTTCGGTGGGCTGGGCCTGCTGCGCCTGCCGCTTGTCTAACTCGGCCAGACGGTCGGCGACGCGCTTGATGTAGCCACGGCGGCTCTGCAGCTCGTAAGCCGGGAACGGGCAGCCATAAAGCGCAAGGGGCGTTCCGTCGCCTTTGGCGAATACGCCGGGTCTGGTAAGCCACGCTTTTTCCTTCGGGGTGATGCCGGGGCAGCCATCCAGCGTTTTGTTCTTGCGATAGAAGGCATTGGCAGCCTTTGCATCATCCAGAGATTTTTGATAGGCGGCAAGCTGCTCCGTAAGAATCTCCCGGGCGTGAGGGTCGGCCAAATCAACGGGGCCGGTGCCGACGGATTTGATTTTGCTCAAAATGCCTTTGATCTCGTCGTATTCTTTCCAGAGCGTATCCTCGCGGGCCATCTGCTTGTTATGCTTCTTCATGTTGTAGCCGCCTGCGCCGGAAATGAACTGGCTGGGGTAGCTGGCCTGATTGCGGTTGTGGGCGTTCGTCCACTCCGCGAGGCGCCGGGCATAGCGGTCGAGCAGCGCGTCGAGCTTGTCGTGGTAGAACGGGCTGACTTCGGCTTTCTTTGAAGCCACCAATGCGGCGGCTTCGTCTACTGTGGCGCGGTAGCCATCCGTGGCGCTGCCTGACTTGTAGTCGCTCATGTGTACCATGGAGTGCGCGGTGCGGGCGGTTTCTTCGCTGATTTCGTAGTAGTTCACTTGGTATCCTCCTTCGGTTCCGTGTTAGACATAAACGGGGTCTTTGCCTCGCTCCTTGTTCTCGCCGGCGAAGCAGTATCCGCAGAACTGCCAGATGCTATTTTCTCCGGCGTAGGTGGTGCGCTTGAAGGTGGCGAAAACAGGACGCCACTTTCCGCTGTTGGGGTCTTCCCGATGGGAATAGGGCTCGCCGAGCTGGGTGCAATCGCTTCTCATGCAGGCCGGCGGGAGGCAGTTGACGGCGTTGTCAACAACGTCCTGGCTCACATAGTCGCCGACCTTGGCCTTGCCATAGTCGAAGGTGTCTTCTGTGTAGACCTCCTTATCGTCGGCCGGCGTTTCGCCGCAGTCGCATCGCTCGCCAGGGTCGAGGGCGCAACCGCAGCGGTCGCATTTATAATTCCACATTGTCTTTCTCCTTTCTCCGTCTCCGGCGTTCCGCTTCCTCCACCCAGGCCCGGAGACGGTACCCGAAGTAGACCAGAATGACGGCCCAGATGGGGACGGTAATTTCTCCGCCGGGAAGCCCGGCGCGAGCTGCTGAAATGTCAATAGCCCAAAGAACGAGCCTGGCGGCCGCAAAAGCCGCAAGGGCCGTGAGGAACAGCCGGGGGAACTTGCTCCGGCGCTTCCGCCTGCGTCGCTGCGTCTGTGCGTTGACGGTCATTTCTATCGTCTGCATAGCTGCTCCTCCTCAGGCCGTTTTTGCTGCCCGTGTCTGCCGGGCGGCGGCCTTCGCGGCGACCTCCTGCGTGTAGCAATAACGCTCATGGAAGTAGCTCTTTGCGATGCGGCCTGGAATGACGCAGTAGCCTCGGTCGCTCAATTCGCGGTTAAGGTCTGCGATGATCTTGTAGCTTTTACTCCGTGAGAGGCCGGTAATTGTCATAACGTCCTCCACAAAGTAGAAGATGTCCTTGACAGTTTTCATCTGACCGCCCCCGCTTCCGTCTGCGGATACGTCGCCATGAAGCGGCGAACGGTGGGGATAAGCTGATGGCCGGCGCATCTGCCGGTAGTGGTCTCGACGAGGGTGGTGTACTTGACGCCGGCCTTCTCGGCGAGCTCTTTGACGGTCATGCCCGTCTGGGCGGTAAAGACGCGGACTTCAATGCCAAACTCGGTCTTTGCCTTCCGTGGTGCGCTCATTCGGTTTTCCTCCTTACCTTATTTATTTGGCTTGTAAATACGATGAATAGATGGTAGAATGAGATAAATCAGAGGTGTTTCCGGCTCGTAGTCTCTTTCGTGACTGCCTGCGGAGTGAAGCCTCCAGGCGGTTCCCGACGCTCACGAGAACGCCTGCGGCCGTGATGGCCGCGACCATGATAACGAAGCCGCCGGGCATATCAGCCAGGCCGTCGGCCAGCAGCGCCGTCCCAAAAATGAGGATGATCGCCAGGCCGTAGATTGCATCGAGAAGTTTCTTCATTGTTCTGTCTCCTTGTGAATAGGTGCGGCCTGCAGGGTTACCAGTCCTCCGCTTCCTCAGATAACAGGTCTTCAAATTCAACTTGGCCGGGAAGCACCCCATCTTCCATCCACCAATGAAACACGTCTCGTCCGGTCGTCCCGGCTCTCCATGTTCCGTCAGTTTTGCCTCGTCGTTTTCGTTCATCGAGCATCCTGTCAAAAGCGCGAATATATGCGTCTTTATACTTCGGATACCTGGTGAACTCTTTTTGCCTGCCTCGGGCTCCGGCCATAGGGCATCCAACGCACCCAACGCGGGAAAAGCCGCACTCATAAAGAGGATTGACCGGGATTTTTTCGGCTTCGATATAGTCCCAGACATCTGCATCAGACCAGTCAATAATGGGATTGCAAACAGCTTTATGCTGCCTCATGCACGTTTCAAAGAGCCGCCGTCGGTCGTCGTTGTCGTTATTGAGGACGATTTTCTTTCGTGGGTCTGATGGCATAGTTTCGTAAATGCCGCGATTGTTCTTACGCTTGACGCTCTCCGCCCACCTAACACCCGTCGTTATGTAACGGCCTTGACCTCCGCGCTCCTTGAGAATGGAGCAACAGTAGCGGACGAGCCGCGTAGGAGGCATGAGTTTTTGCGGGATAAGGCTCCACATAGTCACCCGTTCGCCCTTGTAGTACGGGTAATTGATCTCGCATTTTATCCCTTTTTCCTCGAGCCGCTTAAACTCGCGGCGGATGAAATAGACCGTCTCCGGCGCGTCTACGGTCGTGTGATTGTGCATAACCTCGAAGTCGATACCGGCCTTCTCGGCGAGCGCCACGCAAACGGAGCTATCTTTTCCGCCGCTGGTCGTCACGATGAGCGGAGCCTTGTAAAAGCGTTCGGACGTGTCTGCCGCTTCGCGGAGCCGCATAATGGCTTTTTGCTCTAAATCCATATCCATTAAGCTGTTTCCTCCTCGTCGTCCTTGTACTCTTTTGTGTCGATAACTACCGTTTCCCCGGTAGGAAGCTCAACTGTTATGACCCCATCACGATCCTCCATCGAGGCCTGACCGGCTCCATAAAAGAACTGACATCCTGCTTCCTCTGGGTCTGGCATCCAATTTCC